AGAAATACAAAAAGAAAGGAAAACAAGATTGAAAACATTAGATAACATATTAAATAAAGTTACCAAAGGATCACAAAAAGAAATGATTTATGAGGTGAACGAAAAATTAATAGACTTATCTAATCCACTATTAACTGAAGAGTCTAAATCAGATTTAGATCACTTATTTAGTACTACTATGGATCCTGAAGGTAGAGACACTAAGAATGTGATTAATATGATGATAGAGGATGGGTTAATGTGGGCAATACCAGGTGGTAGAGAAGGTTATATAAATTTTTTACAACCATTCCTATCTATAATTAAAAAAGAGAAAAATTATTATAAAAAAGTAAATGTATAAAATATGAAAAAGCAGTATAAAAGTTATCCTTATGAATTTCTGTTTATGATTAATGGAAATCCTATTGTCGGAAGAAATTTCCCAGTACACAACTTCAATAAAGAGGCTTTAAAATCTTATGAGATGAAGGAATTAGTTGATGGGGTATCGGATATAATAAGAAACTTATTTAAAGAACGCACCTATGATTATATGGAAAGATATAGTAATTATTATTCGACTAGTACTATAGAGGAAACAAAAAATGTAGACATTTACGAAAATGAAGATTTCTTTTCTGTGCAGATTAAGTATAAACGTAGAGTGGTGGCAGAAAGAATTTTTAGTGGTAATGACTATCCTCCTAATGTAAGGTACGATGTAGATATAAGAAAAATTATACCTAAAATCATCGATTATTTACAACAGGGGTTGAGTGATAAAAATTATACAAAAAATTATTGCGGTTATCAACTTGACGACATATTTATTAATAACTAAATCAGATAAAGAATGGCGAAAAATGAGAGTTTAAATTTAGGTTATTTAGGATATAGTTTTCAAGTAAAATTAGTAAAACAATTAGTAGAGGATCATAAGTTTTCAGAGAGTATTATTTCTATTATCGATCCTAATTATTTCGACAACGAGTACATGAGACTCGTTGTTGCATCTATAAAGGATTACTATGAAAAATATGAAACCATTCCGTCTTATGAGACTATCTTTAATATAGTAAAGAGTGAAGTTAGAAGAGAAATTGCCAGAGAATCTGCTACTGAACTTATTAAAGAGGTTAGAGAATCTGAAAATAGAGACTGTTTACACACACAAGATGTTGCCATTAAGTTCTGCAAACAACAAGAACTTAAGAAGGCTACTCAGAAAATCCAAAAAATTCTAGATATTGGAGATTTTGATAGATATGATGAATGTGAAGAATTAGTTAAACAGGCTATATCAGTAGGAACAGAAAAAGACGAGGGTGTAGATATCTTTCACGCTATTGAAGACGTTTTAGCAGATGATTTTAGAGATCCTATACCGACAGGATTGGTGGGTATCGATAACCTTATGGGTGGAGGTTTATCTAAAGGTGAGTTGGGTGTTATACTTGCGGCGTTCGGTGTTGGTAAAACGACATTAATTACTAGAATGGCGAATACTGCGTATTTAGAGGGTAAAAACGTAGTACAAATTTTCTTTGAGGATAATGTTAAAGTTATTCAAAGAAAACACTTAACATGTTTTACTGAGATAGAACTAAGTGAGTTGGGAGAAAGAAAGGAAGAAGTAAAAGAACTACTACCTAGATTCCAAAACTTAGAGGGTAATCTTATACTTAAGAAGATGTCAAGTGATGGTACTACTATCCCACATATCAAACAATATCTACGTAAATTAATTTCTAGTGGTATTAAACCAGACATAGTATTCGTTGATTACATTGATTGTATCCAACCCACTAAACAATTCAAAGATGAGTATAGTGGAGAAGGAAATGTGATGAGACAATTTGAAACTATGTTATCGGAGTTAGATATTGCTGGGTGGACTGCGGTACAAGGGAACAGAAGTGCGATTGGTGCAGACTTAGTAGAGGCGAATATGATGGGTGGTTCTATTAAGAAAGGACAAATTGGGCACTTTATTTTATCAGTTGCTAAAACATTAGACCAAAAAGAAGAGGGTAGAGCAACATTAGCCATCTTAAAATCTCGATTTGGTAGGGACGGAGTTGTTTTTGACGACATTGTATTTGACAATGGAACATTGACTATCGACACAAGCGAAAGTACTGACGTAACACTTTTACAACACGAAAAAGGACAGAAAAAGAAAACGTCTGATTTTATCGCACAAACGATAGAGAAGAAGAGGAGTTCGGTAAATAATAATTAATTAAATAGGGAAGATTTTTTGATGGTTTAGATGATAAGTCATTAGGGAATTCTCACCCCTAAAAAAAAGGAAAAAAGTAAAAAAATGGAGTTATCAAACAAAATTTTATCAGACATTACGGTGTATATGAAATACGCCAAATATCTCCCAAAAGAAAATAGAAGGGAGACATGGGAAGAGTTAGTAACTAGAAATAAAGAAATGCACCAAAGAAAATATCCTAAGATTAAGGATGAAATTGAAGAGGTGTATAAGATGGTATATGATAAGAAAATTTTACCATCTATGAGAAGTTTACAGTTTGGTGGTAAACCGATAGAGATTTCACCTAATAGGGTTTATAATTGCGCATATTTACCTATTGATCATGTTGACGCATTTTCAGAAACAATGTTTTTATTATTAGGTGGTACAGGCGTAGGGTTTTCAGTACAGAGACATCACGTTGAGTCTTTACCTGACATTAAGAAACCAAACCCAAATAGAAGTCGAAGATATCTAATAGGTGATTCTATTGAAGGATGGGCAGACGCAATTAAAGTATTGGTAGAGTCTTATTTCGGTGTTAAATCATCTACACCTATATTTGACTTTTCAGATATTAGACAAAAAGGTGCGTTGTTGGTTACTTCAGGTGGTAAAGCACCAGGACCTCAACCACTAAAAGATTGTATTCATAATATTAAAAAGGTATTAGATGCAAAATCAGATGGCGATAAACTTACACCTATTGAGACACACGATATTATATGTCATATTGCAGACGCAGTTTTAGCGGGTGGTATCCGTAGAGCGGCGTTGATTAGTTTATTTAGTGCAGATGATGATGAAATGATTTCTTGTAAGTCAGGTGCGTGGTGGGAACTTAACCCACAAAGAGGTAGAGCAAACAATTCAGCGGTATTACTAAGACATAAAGTAACTAAAGAGTTTTTCTTAGATTTATGGAAAAGGATTGAACTAAGTGGTGCAGGTGAACCAGGAATTTATTTCTCTAATGATAAAGATTGGGGCACGAATCCCTGTTGTGAGATAGGTTTACGACCTTATCAGTTCTGTAATTTATGTGAAGTAAATGCTTCAGATATAGAGTCACAAGAAGACTTTGAGAAAAGAGTTAGAGGTGCGGCGTTTATAGGTACATTGCAAGCAGGATACACAGACTTCCATTATCTTAGAGATGTATGGAAAAGAACTACACAAAAAGACGCATTAATCGGTGTAGGGATGACAGGTATCGGATCAGGTGTAGTATTAGGTTATGATATGAAATCTGCGGCGAAAGCGGTTAAAGAAGAAAATCAAAGAGTTGCTAAGTTGATAGGTATTAATAAAGCTGCTAGAACAACTACAGTTAAACCATCGGGTACGTCATCTTTAGTTTTAGGGACATCTTCTGGAATCCATGCGTGGCATAATGATTATTATATCAGAAGAATCAGAGTTGGTAAGAATGAAGCAATTTACACTTATTTATCTATTAACCATCCAGAATTGGTTGAGGACGAGATTTTCCGTCCACACGATACTGCGGTTATATCTATCCCACAAAAAGCACCTGAAGGTTCTATTTTAAGATATGAGTCACCTTTTGAATTGTTAGAGAGAGTTAAAAAGGTTTCTAAAGAGTGGATTAAGTTTGGACACAGAGGTGGACAAAACACACATAACGTATCTGCAACAATTTCTTTAAAAGAGGAAGATTGGGAACTTGCGGGGGAATGGATGTGGAATAATAGAGAACATTATAATGGTTTATCAGTTTTACCTTATAATGGGGGGACATACCAACAGGCCCCGTTTGAAGATTGTGATGAAGAAACATATAACACAATGATGAATTCATTAACTAGCGTTGATTTAACTAAGGTTATCGAATTACAAGATAATACTAACCTATCTGGAGAAGTTGCTTGTGCAGGTGGGGCTTGTGAAATAGTTTAAGTTATGACTGTAAATGCTACTAACGATTGGGTACAACAATTATATGTGAGGGAGTTTGGAAACAAACTCCTTCCTTCTGATTATTACTACGATAAAGATGGAAGAATGGTTATGACTGAATCATATCATATAAGAAGAGGTAGATGTTGCGGTAACGGATGTTTACATTGCCCATATGAACCACAACACCAAAGAGGAAACACAAACATAATAAAGTCATCGTAAGGTGACTTTTTTTATTATTAAAACTCAAAAGATTTTGAGTATAAATATTTAATCATTTCATCATCTTTTTGGGTAAAATTACCTGCGTGTTTTATAATAGTCGAACTTTCGTCTTTATGATGATGAAATCCTAACATATGAAACATTTCGTGTTTTATGGTATGTTGAATTGAAGAATTACTGTATTGGGTATCTATATGTATATCACCTTCAATTATCGTATTTTTAAGTTTTAATGAACTTTTAACGTAAGTCGCACCAACGTTGTCACTATGATCGCAATAAGAAAATAAATTTTGGTACTCTTTATCAGTTAAAAAATAGATAATAGTATTTGCATCTTCTTTTTTATCGACAACACTTATTTGTATGGTTTCCATTAAATTGTTGAAATGGATTATTGTATTATTTATTGTGTTTTTACTAATGGAATCACAATCACCATAAATAAAAATTTTAATGTCAGATTTCCATCTCTCAGATTTTGTAATTTTTACTATGTTATCGTGAGTAAAATTTATTTGAGTTAAAGCTATTGATGGGAACAAAAATAATATGATGATAATTATATTTTTCATAGTTGTTTTATATTTATATAACAAATATAATACATTTTTATGTATTCACCAAATTTTTATGAAAAATTTATTAGAACAATTAAATAAAATGAAGGATTTAATGGTGTACGAAAACGGTACGTCCATTAATGAAGTTAGTGCTAGTAGAAGTAATAATCCTACACCTGAAACAAATACCGACAATACAAAAGAAAAAGAAAGTAAAGGGAGTGAAGAAACTAAATCTTCTGAAAATAAAGAAAAAACACAAAAACAATCTGATTGCATGTTAATAAAGGCGTCTGGTGAATTTGTTGTTAATGTTGATAAAAATAGTGGTGCAGTAAAAAACTTCATTAAAAATTTAGAAAATCTTATAAAAAATAATAGTGAATTTAATCAAGCAAAGGTTAAAGGAGGTTCGATGTACATTACAGAAATAACTCTACAAGGGTTTGCGAGTAACTACTATGGGGGTGCAGTAGAACCTGATTTTGATAATGACTGGTGTAAAAAATGGGAAAAAAGAGGTAAATTATATGATGGGTTATGTAGTGAATGGGATATGAGACCTTTTTCAGGTAAAAAATTGTCTACATATAAAGGTGATAAAACTACAAATAATGACTTAGCTAGTAGAAGGGCGGTTAATTTATATAATGCACTTAAAGAAGAACTTTCTACTAAGGCGGAAAAAGAAGGTATTAAGATAAGTCCTGATTTAAAACCTAAATATCTACAAGGGGGTACAATTTATACCGAAGATAAGGTTGATGAAAATTGGAAAACACGAATAAGTCAGGGAAAAATTAATCCAGGACAAATAGTATTATGTACTGCAACTGTTTGTTATGAATTACCTAAAGAATGTACTGATCCTTGTATGGAAAAGGATGATGAAGGTAATTGTAAATGTAAGGCGGGATTAAAAGAGGTAGATGGTAAGTGTGTATGTGAAAAAACTAATAAACCACCTAACGAAAATTGTGAATGTGAAGAAGAAAAAGGTTGTCCTGATAGATGTATGGAAAAGGATGATGAAGGTAATTGTAAATGTAAGGCGGGATTAAAAGAGGTAGACGGTAAATGTGTTTGTGAAGATGGTTCAGAACCAGATGATGATTGTAAGTGTGAAAAGAAAAAAGAATGTTCAGATACTTGTATGAAACGTAATGATGAAGGTAAATGTGAATGTCCTTCTGATATGAAATATGACGAAGAAAAGAAAGAATGTGTTTGTAAGGATGAAAATAAAGTAAAAGTACCTGGTGGATGTAAATGTGAAAATAAAAAACCATCATTAAAATGTGACTATAATATAGAAAAGAAAGGTGTTAGGGGTACTAAAGAAAATAATTATGTTGGTGCTTCATTACAAACTTCATTTCCTGTTGGGGCTAATAACTCAATAACAATAGATTTTGATTCTGTTGTAGTACCAGACGCATTTTATGTTAAATATGGGGACCAAGAGTATTGGAGTGGTTTTATGGGTTCTGTATATGATAATGAGTATAAAATGATTGCTCTATCGATAGAAGAAAGAAAAAAGATATTCAATATACTACCACCTAATATTAGAAAAATGATAGAAAAGTCAATATCCGAAGGAGATAACGATTATAGTCAAATGACAAGGGGTAAAAGAAATTTTGCGGGTGAATTAATCTATTATAAACAAAATGAAGGTTTAATAAGTAGTATCAACAGTGCGATTAGTAATGTGGGTGGAAAACTAAAAGTGGACAATGTATTTGATGGGGGCGATCAAAAGGCGGAAACTATTACTAAAAGGATAATTGATGGTGGTATTTCATACAAAGATGGTTTAGATTCTTATGGAAATATTATGAAACGAAATGTTTCATTTACAATAGATAAAGAAGAAGAAGATTATCCATTAACTGTTTTAGTGTTCTCACCTTTAGACAGGACAATTTTTACTATGAAAGTTAAATGTCAATAAAATTTCTTTATTTTTATTATTCCTTTTAAAAAAATCTATACTATAATATTTATATACAAATGGCAAAGACTAGATATATAAATATTGATTTCCCTTTTAAAGATAGTAAAAAAGGATTTTACTTAGAGTTAAATCAAACAGATAAAGATGCTATAAGGGCAGACTTATTGCATTTATTATTAACAAATAAAGGAGAAAGATTATATTTACCCGATTTCGGTAGTGATTTGAAAAAATATATTTTCGAACCAAACGATAATATAACTCACGAAGATATTCGTGATAACTTAAATCAAACTATTTCTAAATACATACCTAATTTAATTATTAATAGTATAAATTTTAGAAATGACGAAATTGAAGAATTAATAATTGTTGAATTAACCTATACAGTTACTGAAGGGACATTCACTAGTACAGATACAGTAACATTAACATTTTAAGATATGGCAAAAAAGATAGATTATAATGCTAGAAATTTCTCAGATGTCCGAGCACAACTAATTGAGTTTATACAAAAATATTATCCAGAAACATTTTCAGATTTTAACGATGCTTCAGTTGGTATGATGTTATTAGAATTAAACGCTGCGGTTGGTGATATGTTATCCTTCCATACTGACAGAATGTTTAATGAGACACAAATTAATTACGCACAAGAGAGGTCTTCAATATTAGAATTGGCTAGAACCTTTGGTTTAAATATACCAGGTAAAAGACCAAGTATTACTATAGTCGATTGGACAGTTACTAATATTCCAGTAAATGGAGATACTTTTGATATTAGTTATGCACCTAAAATTTTAAAAGGTTCACAAGCCACAGGTGCAGGTAAAGTTTTTGAATTGTTGGAAGATTGTGATTTTTCATCACCTTTTACTACAGGTGGTATTCCGAATAGATTAGTAATACCTAATATAGATGGTAGTGGTATTATACAAAACTATTCTCTCACTAAAAGAGAAATAATGTTGAATGGTATAACTAAAACCTATAAAAAAGTTTTAAATAGAGGTGATTATAGACCTTTTTTGGAGGTTATTCTACCAGAGGATAATGTATTATCTATAGAAAATATTATCACAAAAGAAGGTACTAATTTTGTTAACCAACCCACAGAAGAAGAGTTTGGTGATTTTGATTTAAGTTGGTATGAAGTATCAGCATTAGCACAAAACCAAATTTATATTGAGGATGATA